GGCAGCTTTGTTGAAGGTGAGCTCTACAAGAACGTATTCGTCATTGTCGAGGAAGAACGGCGTGCTGATGGTCAGCGTCATTTTGTGCTGATCAACATCAATCCGCTCACCTGCGGTATCGTGACCGGTATCGTAGGTGAAGGTCTGAGCGGCCACAACCGCAACCGCACCATCCGCTCCCCGACTTACCTTGTTCACAACCGCCGCCATGGAATCGCAGGCGGCTACAAGGATTTCAAAGTCGATCTCGATACTTGTCAGCTTCGAACCCTGCAAAGCGACCGAGTTTGACGGAATGGTGATCGGGATATTGACAACGGTGGTCTCATCCGTCGCGGCGCAGTGCTTGCAGATCGTGCCTGCGACCTGTCCCGCCGCATCCGTCCACGTGCCGGTCACGTAGTGACAGGCGCCAGGCGGGATGAATTGCGTCATGTGGGTATTGTGTCTCATCAGACATTCTCCTTATACAGACCGCGATAATCCTGAACCAAGATCGCATTGAAGATGCGGACCTTGATGCGGTGTTCGTCGTTCATGAACACGGCGGGATCTGTTTCTCTGCCGGCTACGAATATCTCCGGGGTGATACCAAAGCGCTCACCCACTATGATGCAGGGCAGAACAGCAGGATCAGCCACAGCCGCCCAATCGTTGGCGTCCGTAAACTCAGGAACAACCACCGGCACGCCCGAGCCTTTGAGCAGGTTCTGAGCGTGCTTGTTGTCGGTAACGTCCCACTCGTTGATGAAGATATCCCTTGCGGTTTTTTCCAAATCAACCGGGATCAAACAGAACTTGGGACCAATCCCCATTCGAGGACCGGTGCCGTAATATCCGGCAGCTTGCTTGATCAAGCGAGCTTGCTTGAACATGGCAGCTCTTACCACCTGCCACTCTGCAGCTGCTAGTGCGGTCGTGCCCAGGTTGGCATGACCTCCCGCCGTGGTTACTGCGGTCGCATTGAACAACGCACCGGTATCTCCCATCGTGGGACCAATGCCCGATGATTGAGTGAAGATATAGGAAACGTAGTAACTGATGGTTCGCATGGCGCCAGCTGCCAACTCTTCGGGCATGATCCGCAGCTTGCGGGTCTCATCGCGATCGATCGCTTCCAGGGTGATCGGCAGGGATACGCCGTACTTGGTAAAGCTAGCGGTCTCGGAGATATCACCAATCGGAAGCTCGGTGTACTCTCCCTGCTCTTCCACTTCGGGCAACGTCCCGACCGTGCCGACGACAATTCCTTTAAGGTCATTAAGGGAATTGAAGTGCTCGATGCGGCAGACCTGTTTCCACCAGCCGTACCCGGCCTGGTCCAGCTCGTCCCATTTCTTTTGCACCACCTTATTCAGGACATTGGCAACCAGCCCTGAAAAGTCGGTGGTTGTAGCCAGGCGCATTTCGTCGGGGTGATATCCACCCCTGAGCTCATAGTCACCGGTGAGCAGGAAGTACAGTTCACGGATGCCGGTCAGCCTGGCTGGTTTGACGTCCTTCAATTCGGCGGGTCTTTCCACACCGAACAGGTCATGAGCCGCGACCACGATCTGATCATCGGTTGTGACCATCCCGCCCACACGGGCGGGACCCCGGATGAGCGAAGCCTCGCTGAGCTCAGCGATCTCTTTCCGCTTGTCTTCAATGGCTTTCTCGAGCTCTTCCGGTTCGAACGTCCGTCCCTCGAAGTGAGCCCGAATGACGCGCTGGGATGGACCCGGCAGCTTGCTGTTCGTCAGCGAAGCATTCAGCACAGCCTTGCACATGCTCAGCATGAGGGCGGTGGTATCGGGCGGTGGAAGTTCCGCCCCATCGCGGCCGGGCTCGATATCTTCTTCGAATTCAAGCTCCTCTACCGCGGCTTCGGTCTTTTTCTTCATGGTTCCTCCAATCGACGCGGATAAGAATTTCCCGCCGCGTGCGGGGTTAACGACAACATCAACCGACTTGATACTGTCGATACGAACGACGTGTTTCTTCTCGACCTTCGCCTGCAGGACGCAGGAGAATCCGATTGCCTTCATCACGTCCGGGTCGTCCTTTGCGGCATCCCGTATAGCCATAAGGACGTCCGCCGAAGGTCCGGAAGGACGCAGACCTAGCTGAATCCCCTGCTCCAATTCATTCCAGGCGGGGGAGTGCAGCGTTCCGCACAGGTCCCTGACCGAGGCGGAATGAAACATTGTCCTCGGGTGATCAACGAACACCGGTGCACCCTCGAAGAGGGGCATTGTGTTTTTCAACAGATCCGCGCTGAAATGCAGATCCCAGCCTTTAGCGACACCGGCAGAGATGGCCAGAATTTCAAAGCCGGCCTCTGAGGGTTTAGCGTTCAATTCCATGCGGAAGTATCTATTCATTGAGAAGCCTTTCATATGCAAGGAGATTGCCCCGCTGCGCGGGATCTTCGACTTCGTCGCTTACCCCCGGAGCAATCGCCGGGGCAGGCGAACGCTCCTCGCAATGACATATTGTGGTCTATTCATTTTCTTCTCCTGGGTCATTCACGACCTTGCTTTCATCCGGTGGTTGAACAGGGCGACGGATGCCCTCCGGCGCTTTGAGCTCGTAATTCTCCCCCGCCATGCGATAGACCAGGCGCAGTAACTCCTGCGACGCGATCAGCTTGCGGTCATAGAGATCAGCCAGCGGCGGCCAGATTCGATTCACCGCCAATGACAGCAAGGAATTATCCCGCTCGGTGATATCGGGTCGACCGATATCAATCAAGGCGTTTGGATTAACCCCGCGCCGAATCCGCTTGCGCACAGCAAGTGCGACACGCGCCATGGAACTGAGCATGTCGCAAAACTCAGTCTGCATCTGCTCGAGGTCACGGAATGTAGCCGTCCCTGCAGCCTCTGCCGTTGTGCGCGTGGTGCTCTCCGGTTCGGCGAGATAATGCAGCGGGAAGGGTGTACCCGCCGCGATCATCTTCTTCAAGTCCATGCCGTCGAAGTGGGCATCGTGGCTTTCAAGATGGGGCGCGGGTGCCTCAAGGACCTCCGCCTCATCGAGCAACAAGAACGAACCCGGCGCCGGTGGGTTGGCGTTCAATTCGGCTTGGCGCTGTTGTTTTTCAGCTTTGGATTGCCATTTCTTTTTGAGCGCCCATACAAATGTATTCCGAAACCGATTGAGCCTAGCGCGGTCTTCCAGCCAGGCAGAAAAACGTCCAATCCAAACAAGTAGTGGTGCAAGGTCGGGTTCTCCCCAGGGTGTACCCACAGGTTGATTGACGGCAAAATGGAGCATAAACGAATCCTGATCAATTTCACTGTCATAGGCACTCCACGGCGAGGCTTGGATATCGTGGGGCAGGTAGTACTTCTCCTGCTCCACGTCGTTCTCTGCGGTCTGAATGTCCTTGATCAGGTCCGCAGGGACCGCACGCACGAACAGCATCCCGTCCACGCCAACTGTGCACAGGAAGAATAGGTTGCCGACTCGAGTCTGCTCATCCATCCAGCGCGGGATATTGTGCTTGAAGTTATTGAGCGGATGATTCCACCAATCGTTCAAGAACTTATTTGTGGCTTTGTGCGTGGATGAGATCGTAAGCCCTTCACCGATGAGGAACTGCTTGATGAGTTTCGTGATGCGGCGCGCCAGCGGATTGACCCTCCATGCCCGCAAGCACTCCGCGAATATCTTCTGCCTGTCCCAATCGGTGCGGTCACGGTAATAAGAACTGAGGGCGCCGCCTGTGTAGAAGGTGTTGTCGGTCTCTGCGACCGTGAGCTGCACTCCGCGCAGGGCGCTTAGAACGGATTGGAATCTTGAACGAAGGTTAGGTCTGTTCAAAACGCACCATCCATTTCTGTGAGGGGATCGATCCTCGGTGCTATCAACGGCTTGGTTGGCAGCGACCAATCCAGCATGTCGATCTCTGCGATCAGTGCGTCCGCCAGGACGTAATCATCGTGGACCAGACCGCGGTCGTCCCGCGTTCCATCGGGTACGCCCCAACGCATGGTGTGCTGCGGTCCCGGAAGGATCTCTGCCTGGCAAGCGGCATACTGCCGCTCGACCTCCGCTGAGGGCGAACAGTCCCTGAACCTGCCGGTCTCGATGATGGAGATGAACCGATATCCAATCTCTGACTTCTTCGGCGCGCTGAACTTCACCGGCAGGACACGGTTGGGATACGCCTTGTCGAGCATCGCCCAGAGACCTTCACCCACGCCAGTCGCGTCGATCACGATGTACTGCGGCAGCCAGGAGTCCGCCAACGCCTTCAGTTTGCCGAAAACAGAAACATGGTTCTCGCCTGTCCATTGACAACGTTTAACCGCCCGATAAATCGGTGCCTGCAGAGTTTCCAGCGACGCGAGGTCGAGGGAGAAGAGCGTGAGTGATATCGAATCTCGATCCGCTGAGAATCCAGTCTGTTGTCCAGGGTGAGCCATAGCTGCTTCATCCTGACCCGCAACATCCAGGCAAAAGACGTAGGCGGCACCCAGAACGGGAGAATCGTGGGCATATTGATCCCCTTTCATGAGGGCTCGGCGTGCCGCGGGGAACATGCCCGTCAGTTCGTCGATCTCCTCGGAGAAATACTGGGTCTTGATACTCGGATGCTGTCGTCCGAGCCGCGCCACCTGCTGGTCCACGTGGCGCCCATAAGCCGGCACGTAATGACGTACTTGATCTGCATTGAGCACGAACACGCGCCGCCGCCCGTCCTCTTTCTCCGCGATCGCGGCGGCTTTCCGCTCACGGGCGAGCAGGGTATTGCCCGTCCAGGCCGTGCCCCACAACACGCGGGTCGCATTGGTGGACGCGATCATCGGGAGGATTTCCTTGTCGTATTTTTCGATGCTGACGTCCTGAGCTTCATCGATTTCGAGCAGGAGGTCAGCGGTTGCACCGACAACATGAGCGGTGGGTTCCGCTGTAAAGAACATGCAGGAGGCCTCACCGACCTGGAAGATATAGCCTTCGCGTTTGCGCCAGTGGGTGGCGGTGAGGATATTACGATTAAGCGTCCGCTCGAGTCTTCGCATGGCATTCTGAGATTGGGGTTTCCAAGTTGGGCTGAACTTGACGATCTGACGAGGGAAGAGAGCCAGCAGGACAAGCAGATAAGTTTCGAGAGCCGCCTGTGTTTCATTTTTGCCGGACTGTCGAGGGAATTGAACCACGATGGTATCCCCATGCTCGTTAATAACAGAGTCGACGATTCGCTCGATGACCTCCGATTGGTACGGTCGGAGCTTGATCTTCGAACCTTCGGCAGAGAAGGCACAAGGGTCATATAAAAGCCGTTTGATTAATTCTTTGGTTGTGCTCACGGCAACCCCACCCCCGCCCCCTGCCCAAATGAGTACATTTGGAGAGGGGAGCAAAAGGGGAACGATGAATAAAAATTGAGATCATGGCAGGAATGCTTTTATGAGGGCGATGAGGGATGCGATGCCCGAAGAGCCGAACAGCAGGCGGAAGCCTGCAGCTGTATCGGCGATGGTGCGGATCCTCTGCTCATGATCCCCGTCCGTTTGTTTTAGGTCGTGCAGTTGGGACCTGAGCACTGAGATTTGCTCCAACGTCAGTGCCGCGTGATGATCCTGCTTCGCCTCCAAAAGTTTCAAGCGAGACTCGAGATTGTCCTGAAAGCGGCGTAGCTGTTCGGCTACCAGTGCGATTTCGGATTCGTCCATGTTCACTCCAGAATTCGATCAAAGCTTGTACGAGTGCGGCGGGGAGTTTATTTGAGCCCGAGCTCATCCGATACCTCCTTCAAGGCTTCCTTCAACACGTCCAGTGATGAAGCTCCTTTGCCCTGAATAATGGATTGGGTGCGCATCAGTCCTGCGAGCCTGGTCGCAGCCGCACCCAAAGTCGATACAGAATTAGCCAGGCGTTCCGGGTCCGCATCCTCACCCGCGAGGTCAAACAGCCGGCGGGTGATCACCCGCAGCATGGCGATCTCATCGTCAAGTCCGTCCGCGAGGGCGACCTCGAGATCAGTCAGTTCACCTTTTCTAAATCGGGGAGAATAGAACCCGTGCTTTAAAGCATTGATGTTCCCGGGTTGCGCGCCTGTTTTTCGTCTCGGTCCGGGCATCTTATTTCTCCCTTTCGCTGGACCTGTGGTTGATAAAGGCCTGCGCAGCCTTGCCGTAATCCAGGCGATTTTGATAGATATACGCTTCTAGGTCATCCGCCAGCACCCGCCTGGATCCCCCGATCCTGACCGTGGGGATGAGGCCGCGTTTCATCAGCTCATCAGTCAAGCCACGGCTTAGCTGAAGTATCCTGGCCACATCCTCACCGGTTAGCAAAACATCCTTCAAAATGGCACCACTCCCAAAAAGATCCGTCCCCTCACTCTGTATTGTATAGAACATTTGTTCTAGAGTCAAGCCGGAATTAATGAACTGCGTTTCCAATTTGTTCTTTCTCCTTGACTTGCAGAACAAGGGGTCAAGCCGAAGGTGCGTCGTTCTCAATC